GTCAAAGACCTTTTTCCGGAAACTGTGGTGCTTAGAGATGCACTCAACTATTTGCAGTCCTTGTCAATCCCACCTAGGTGAGACGACAGGTTCTTGCGGTAGGCGAACTCTCTTCTCTCAGATGGCTGACTAAGCCACTAGAGAGCTTCTTTTCAAGTTATTAAATGAAGCTAGTACCCCCCTCCCTAAGGTTTTACCCTTAGGTACTCAGGCCTTCCTTAATATTCCCAATCTGTCACGCAGTCTGACCCAGATCTTGAAGAACTCAAGAACTGGTGCTACAGCAACATCTTTGGTTCGCTTTAAGGCTCGAACAGCAGTCGGCGGAACTAAGTCCACCTTCTCAGCCGATCTTACGACCTGTGAAAAGATCGCAGACGTCTGGATTGGATTGAATTTCAAGTCCAATCGCTGCAAGTGCTTCATAGATTCCTCAGCAAGGTCGATAGACTTAAGCGCCGAGGCTAAAGCTTTGTTAGCTTCAGCATCGATCAGTCTCCCAGCCGGGTCCCAGGTACCTCCTTCAGCGAAGAAGATATCTGGTTGCATGTCGTCGACACGCTCCCGGGCGGGGCGTAAAACCTCTTCCATTAAGCCAGTGGCCCAAGGATTAAATTTTACGAGTTCAGAGAGCCGACTTTCGTCTACCTTCTGAACTGCTGAACGAGACATGAGCCACTCGACCCATGTCTTCATCGCAAAGCGGCCTTCGGTTGCCGGCTGAGTCAAGAGCACCAATAAAACCTTTAACCGTTTTGGGACAACGTCCCATGGGGCATCGACTTTACTGGCTCCCTTGAAACCTACCCCGAGAGCACGTACAAAGTTGGCTAATGAACCGTTAGGATACCACGCTGTTAAGGCGTGCGCGACTCCAGCCGTGTTCTGAGCAGCCGCCCAGAACTTGACCGGAAGTCCACTAACATGTTCTCCTCGAAAGAAGAACTTTTTAGCGAACTCGAGAGTATTACCTCTCGCCTCAAGGGATTTCGCAATCCCTATACCCAGACCGATTTGGTCACACAACTTTACATACTCCCGGGCTACTCTATCGTCGGCAATGACTATGTCATCACCTAAGATAGCATATAGACCGAACCACCTCGCTTCCCCCGCTCTATAAGCCGCGAATTGCACCAGAGCATGGTGCGTCAAGGCTAGCATAGCCCAACTTGAAAGGGCTCCCATCGGCTGCCCTACGGCATACCGAAAGTTCTTCACCTTGCTTCCGATCCCTGCCGCCCGAGCGTGATTAGCGCTCAAACGATAAGGTCTTCCACAAAGCAATGCCTTCCAAGTTGAAGCAAAATGTCTACCAAAGATCTGCCATAACAGCAGACCCTGAAGCAAGACGGGTAATCGATCCGTCGCTGCACTTAGGTCAAAAGAATAAATCTTCTGATCAGACTTTGTCATCTTCATCAGCCGTTTCACTGGCTTCAGTTGATTAAAAGTCCCGTCTTGAGGTATTTCTCTAAGGATAGAGAAGATAAACTCATGCAGCGGGCGTAACGCTACTTGCGTCCAGTAATCCACAAGGGCAAAAACCCGGGCTTTACCCGCGGGCTCTATCTTTACAGATAGTCGACCGTTAGCCGGTGACCCGTTACTAAACTCGCTTCCTTTACGCAGGTTGATAAGACCTTTGTCAGTTCTCGGTCGTCTAGTAGTTTCAAGGACCCTCTCTGAGAGTCCTCTACGCTGGGCCAGAGGCGCGGCCTCTGCCACCTCAAGCATCAGTGTCCATAGGGATTTTGTCGTTCCCGTTCCTCCCGGTATCACCGAGAGATAACGGAAAAGACTCCATCCCCATTGGCCTGTGGTCCAACGCTTCGCAGCGTTGAACCGACATCCGAATGAGGTTAATGGACCAGTTTCACCTAAATCCCAGTCGATCGACGGGAGATCAGCTGAAGCCTTCATTATGGCAAACACTGACGGTCGTTGCAGGACATCGGTCCCAACATCAAGCAACTTCCTGTCTGCATGCATTTCCACTTCCCGCAAAAATCGACTACGTATAAAGTACACCCACTCCTTAAGGAACACTCTTTCGAGTAGTTTCCCGGGGTCGGTGATTGTACTAAACTTGTAATTCGGCTTTATTAGCAAGATTCTATACATGCCAAGCATCGTTAACCAGAACCTAATGGTGGAGACATCTCCCCGTCGAATGAAGCCCCGCGCGAACGCAGGTATCACTCTAGGAAGGTTGTCGCCACCCGTGGCCACAGCTACTCTCCCGATCGCTCGGGAGGTAGCCTTAAGTTCTGATCCAGGCACACCCTGCATTAGCAAGGTATGCGCTGCTTTCAGATACAAGACTAACCCAGAAACACCCTGCTTACGTACCATATTCGTTGCCCACTTTGCGAAAGTCGCTAATTGGATAACTTTACTTCGAGTAGGCCTACCTGTAACCAATCGGGTCCATGAAATCATGGGTTCCAAAAGGTTACGCCAGACTTTTAAATCTGGCCGCCAATGAACTAGTTTAGCGGATACACGAAGGTTTTCAATCTTCAATCTGCTAAAGAGCATTATAATTAATTTCTTAGTTATTTTGCCTAGTTCACCTTCGGTTTCGTTATACAAAAAATTGAATAACGGCCGCAGGCGCTCCTGAGCGGAGGCAGTAGGTTCTGCTGAAGGGTTCCATTAGCAACCCGCAAGGTTCCACCGACCCCCGATGGCTCTTCCGACAGACTGTCGGAGCCAAGCCACCGATATTCGGCTTCCCCCAGCGAGCTCCTTTGGTACCTTCACTCTCATCTACCCAGAGGGCAAGATGGATCCCAAGTGAGCTCCGATCTAGACCTCGTTCCACCAACTAGTGGACGTTGGATCATCAGTATTTCTACTGAATCTCTACTAATCGCTATGAAGGCTTCACTTAACCTGTCACGGAAGCTCAGGCAACTGGTTTGACGGTATCACCCGTCTTTACTAGGAACTACTCTTCCCCAAGGTTAGGACCGTAGTCTCTGCGTGTGGCTGCTCCGTACTAACTCGTTAGAGTGTTCGGGGTCGCTCGACCTTCAGAAACGAATCCGCCTCAGGTATTCCTCGTCCCGTGCGCCTGGCTCTTACGCCAGGTCCGCTTTTAACGTGTGTTCGCCCAGTACAGTCCTTTTTCTTGGTCCAAACGATGGAGTCTCTACTAAGGGTAAAAACCTAGTAAGGGCTTTCACCGCAAGGCGCCCGACGAGGTCTAGGACCTCCGACGTGCCTACGGATCCAGAAAACCTGTCTTGCGACGCCGGCCCTTGGTTCGGTTCCTGCTCAAGTCTTGAGCAACCTCTTCGGTTTCCGGGAGAGGCATCCTTGATCCCGTGAGGGTGATGTTACCGACTGACTGGTGCTTAGATCCCTTGGTCAGGGAGTCAGATGCACGCGTCTCAACAATGACGATTGGGTAATCAACACTGCTGCTGTCGATGACAGCACTGGATTGGTTCAACCCAGCCAGGGCTCCG